CTCTTCCGATCTCAGGAAGTTTAGTTGGCAACGCGCGAAGAGTGAAGGTGAAAGAAAGAGTGTACGAATTTTTCTTTTAAATAACTGTTACTTTTTAAATTTTATTTATTCATTTTATTTATTCTTTCTGTAAAAAATTTTTTGTTTCTAAATTTAAAAAACAAATTGTATATAAAAATGTTAAAAATTTTAATCATTTATGTGTTAATCGCCATCTGTGTAAAAATGGCTTTGTAAATATTCACTTATTGTTTCATTCCTGCAAGCCATTTTGTCCGATCATCTGTAAAAATATCATTGCTAGCCATTGGGAAGATGAGCGCCCCAATGCGCCAAGGGCCACTGCCGGATCGATGAAGCGTAGAACCCGAGTGACGGCAACCCCTCCTGTAAATAAACATACTACCTCAACCCCTCAGACAGACAAAACTCAAAGTGCTGAGTTTTCACCTGCTCAGGTGTTGGCCCGTAGAACGGCCGGCCAGTCGAAGGCTGATCATTATTCATGTTTCACTCAGTCTTCGTTAGAGAATGCTTCATCTATTTCACCCCAGCATTCTCGTGGTATGTTGTCCAAGAGCCGAGAGGGTTTGGACCTAAAGGATTGTGACATCGTCATCTCTCAAAAGCAATCCCATGGTCCAAAGCGGTTTCAACCTGGAACAGGCCGCACGCAACAATGCGTTCCCGAGTCTTGCAGTTTTGGTAAAAACTGGGCGTCAGCCAGGAAACTGGCCACAAGTCATGTAAATATCCCATCACACTCATTAAATAGCTGTAGTTGTGATATTGCCGTTGCTCAATCTTTTAAAGAAAAATCATTTTATGATTGCTCAGGGAAATGTAAATTTTGTTCTAAGTCCGTCCATATTAATTCATATAGGAAGCATTTATTTAACTGTGATATTTTTTATAAAAATGTTGTTTGTGAATGTCCTGTTAACTGTGATACTATTTATTCCAATATTTATTCTAAAAATATGTATAAGAAAGTTTGTAAATTAATTAAGAAGATTGCAACTGAATGTGCCTATACCAACAGTATTCAATATGACTCCGGATTTTGTTCTGACGAAATTGAAACATCAAGCACCAAGGAAACGAAGATCCAGAAGACACGATGCTACGATGAGGATTTAATGAAGGAACACATAACATCTTTCAAGGCTTACAATGAAAATAAAAAATTCGTTCCTGAAAAAATTAAATTGCATGAGGAAGAAATTACATCTATAAAGTATAAATTGCATGATGTTAGAAAGGAAATTAACAATTTTATGAGTGAACATTTTGAAGAGAGTGTTATGAAAATTATTAAAAATATAAAAGATTTCGATGAATTAATTGTTTGGTTCCACGATTATATGTCTAGAAAATATCCTAAAGCCATGTACAAAATTTCTGAACTGGAAGATTTCAAAGTTACTTTGTGCCATGACTCTTTAATTAAAAGATGTAACAGAAGCAAGACGAATGGTCAATCAGTTATACAACTTAACACCAGGAAAGTTTTAAATAACGCCTGTTATGGTAGACACATCTTTACAATTTCATCTGGATTTGAATTTGCATCAAAAGGATCTTTTATGCTACCAGCCCATATTTTTAGTGGAAAGGAAAGAAATGGTGTGTTCTTTATAAATGATGAGTGCACAAAGAGAAGCTGGGGACCGTTTGTTGCTAAATTGGATAATGAAAATAGGTCAGATGTCATGTTCCATGGAAGCATCATTGACAATTCTGTATTTGATTCAATTTCATTTGACGCCATTTATGATGGTATGGGCTATGTTAAAATTGATAGAGGCATTGAATTGTATTCAGGTTATTATGATGAAAGATACAAATGTATGCACGGTAAAATGATAAAACATGAGAACGTAACATACATCTGCTCTGGATTGAAAGCTTCTGACTTTGAAGAAAAATGTGCCGATGCAATTGCGATACCAAAAGATCATGTTAGAGTCATTTACACCTCTAAGTGCAGTGTCTGCAAGCAGTATTGTAGTGATTGCAGTTGCACAAAAGATATTATTAAAAAAGACATTTTTGAAGAATATAAATGTGTCAGGTGTGATATGGATGGAGTTCAATGCGAGTGCAAAGATAAATTGGTTTACAAGGATAACATGCATGAGCAATCAAACCATTTAAGATCAAATGATCCTGATATTTGCTTATATATCAACAATTTCTTAACAAGCAAAAAAGAATGTTTTGATGATTTGAAACAGAATAATAAAATAGAATTACTTGACATCAATAGAAACGAAAACAATGTTTTGTTCCACACCATTCGAAGCAGAAAAACGGGATCAACATGTGTTATTAACTTCCAGAATTATGGCTTTTTGTTTCCAACACACGTTTTAAGCCCAGTTACTGAGCTGTTTTATCTATGCATACATAGTGATGCGGGCGAAACAATTTATAGTGGACCCTATGGATATAGTCAAGATGATTTGATTGATGACCACTGCTGTAAAGGAGTTTTCAAAATTACTTCATTTGCCATCATGTCCCAAGGTGGAATTACGAAGCCACTTCATCATAGCTGCAAATCTGTTAGAATTTTAGCGGAGGATACTACCAATATGATGAGTGGTAGTTTTATAACTAATGGCGTAATGATGAATAGACAGTTCCGATCAACCGATAAAAGCGTCTGTATCTTCACACCTTACACTATTGTCAATAGGAAAGAATTCACCATTTTGCCATTTAACGAGGGCATTGAATGGACATCAGGTAGAGGAACAAGAGGTAGAGGCACCCAAAGATATTATTCTGGATTTAATCAAAACCAGGGTGGAAATTTCCAAAATTTCCAACAACCTGGACCAAGTGGAATGTCCAGAGGTCGATCTCGTGGCAACAGCATGAGAGGTCGTGTGTCAACAACTGCATCTAGAGGACGTGGCCAATTAAATGTGAGAATACCAGGATTGTCTGTTGCAACTCCCAAAGTTGCAGTTGTTACAAAGCATATGGAAGAAACAACATCTAAGAAGAAAGACACCGCCGGAACTGAGTTTGAAGTTAAAACTGAGCAGTGTTATCAGGTTGAGACCATTGTTTCACAAATAGGTAAAAAAGCGTATGAATCTAAGCCTGAGGTTAGGGTGGTTAAATTGCCAGGTGCTAAAGTTTCAAATAATGTTGTTGACAAATTATCTAAAAATGCTGAAAAAGCATCAAAAGCAATATTTGGTTCTACAACATTAATTGCATTAATTATCATCTTATTTATTGAAGGGACTGTTGCCCACCCAACTACTGTAAGACCATCTGTTCAATTTTGTGATAGGTTAAGTGTCAATTTAAACACAATAATATCGGCAAATAAAGGTGGACTTGATGCAGCTACTGTTGTAAGGATGCGCACACTGTTGACTACTTACACTCCTGATAGTGTCAGTCAAGAGTGTAGAAGAAATTTAATTAATATTAATACATATTTTGGGACATTATTAAATATGAATCCTGCAGCTGATACCACCAACGTTCTTGTTGACGTTGACAATTGCATGACTGAATTAAACTTGTGTAAATTAACTGATGACCAGAAGCCATTAAATTTTAGAACCTTTGAAGGATTTGACATCATAATTCCACCACATCATAAACTGAGATGGTTAGCTAATCAAGATGAGCAGTTCGTTTCAGGGAAAATATCATCCATGATTGCATCTAGAGAAGCTATTTATTGTTTGGGAAAGAAAGCTATTGTTCAACACATTCTCTTTATTTCATCACGGCACAATATTGATATACAATGTAAGGACTTCCACGCTGACTGTCGACAGTTTTGTGTGATGAAGCTGCGCAGTGATGGTGCTTTTAATCTTAAGAAGTATACTGTCGGTTCGTCATGTGTTTATCGTTTTGCAAACAATGACGTCGATTTGTGCACCAATTGTGGCGATTATGAAAAGTCTCTAATAAAATATGAAATTGACTACAATGTTGAGTCCATGTTTGAAAAATTGACCGATGGCTTATTCATTTGTATGATAAAAGATTCGGATCTTGTAGAAAAATTAAGACACATTATCGCAAAACAAAACGTCATTGAATGCAACTACAATACTGAAGGATGCTTCGCGGCAAATTATGTGCAGTTGAGTACAGAGTTCAATCATGGAAACTATAAAAAATTTAATTGTATTGAATTGATGCATATGATCTCAGAGTTTCAATTAACAATTAAAAACTTCACCAATAGTCTATTTGATTGTAAAATGCTTGAATATGAATTTTTAGGTAAGAAACCATCACATGCTATTTTGGGTGATACTGAAGTATACATGTGGGAATTTGTTTATCCTGATAAAGGACCATATGCCATGTGTTCTAATACCAAAAAAGAAGATAAGAAACTGTGTTGCACTAAGGGGTTGCACATGAAAATTGAGGGTGTGCAAGCTAACCAAGGTTGCCATGATGTTAATATCAGGAAAACCGTCGAAATTGACTTGCAACAGTCTGGTAAAGTTTTTGTCACACATCCAACTGATAATTATAAAGATTCATTGTGTGTCCGTGGAAACACTCTTGTTGATAATGACGGCAGCGTAATCCTCGTAGTCACAGATGAATTGTCAAACATTAAAAATCCAGACATTAGAGTTTTTGATAATAACGTTGTTCTAAGATGCGAATCAAGGTCTTGGTGCTACTCAGAAAAATTCACGGGTAAAATTTATATGCCTCCTAAATTCATAATATGTGAGAACACATTGGAAGGCCAATCATATGCGATAACTGCATTTGCCACTTCAACAGGTAATGATGCAATTCAAAAATTGAAAGATTTTTGGAATGATCCTTTAGGTTTTATGTTTAATATTGAAGATGGCAGCAAGTATAAATTCTACGGGTTAAAAATTTTTAAAGCTTTTACTCAAATTGGAATTTCTGATATAATATTCTTAAGTGTCATGACGATAATGTGGATGACTCCAGCTAGGATTTACATTTGGATGATTTTCATGGCATACGTTGCATCAAAAGTTGGATATGCACTTGCACTTGACTGCCCCACAATAGACACCGAATCCACTTTTAAAGTTTTGAGCGGCACAGTTCTCCTTTCAACTGAGAATATTATTATTGGCTCTTGCTACAGAATTACTTTAACTGACAACTCAAATAAGCCAATTTCCTCATACACCATGCGAATAAATGATGTTAAATATGACGTGGCTCTCGAATCAGCTTTCTATGTACCCGTTGAGTACCAAATTGATCGTGAACATACTTGGTCATGTCCAGGAACATCTGCAACAAAATGCTCCGTTAGATCAGCATTTAACAGGGACGGCGTTGGCATCGTCGTCAGGCAGGGCCAATATGAAAATGGCTTAATTGATGGATGTTTTTTGATTGGTGAAGCACATATTTGTGAAGTTTTCATGCTGCAGAAATTGACTAAAGCCCAATCAATGGCATGCTACAAATTAGAAGATATATCGGATCGTATAGTAGAAATGTCTTTTATTGAAGAGAATGCTGTCAACGGAAGCAGTCATACAAAAATAGCTCACGTATCTAGTGATAAATGGACAGATATTGATGGAAAATTATCTATTAAATTGTCCCTTGGAAGTTTTAATAAACATGTTGTCTACAATTTTATCTGTTTTGATTTTTCAACAAAAGAAATGTTTTATACTGATAGGACCCCAATGAGAACTAATGTAATAACTAGTTTTGTAATTGACACAATACCCAACTCCGGAGAAGCTAACCTGCCGCGTGAATACATTGAAATAAACAAATTAACCATAAGAGAAGTTGATTGGAAATACAATAAAAACAATAAAGAAAAATTTTTACAACAGTCTTACTTCCAAAAAGTAACCAAAGACAACAATAGATTTACATACAAATTTGAAAATGGTGATATTAGTGAACTTTATTATCACCCTAGAGCCGACGTCATTAAATCTGAATTTAAAACATCTGGCGGCTTTGTAAACACACTCAAGAAGAATTGTGTGGTTGACATATGCAATGTCACTTCTGTCATTGACTTACAAGTTGTTGGAGGCAATTATCAACACCGTTTAAATATTAAATGCTCTGGCTACTCCGGTGAGTCAAATAATACATTAATTTCTTTTGATGAGTGTAGAATTGATTCAAATACGCTATGCACTGCAAGTGATAAAAACAAAATCTTGAGCTGCAACCCTACCATTGCATGTCCATTCAACGTTGAGCTGTTTACATATAAGGTATGTGGGAAAAGAAATGCTGAAAAAATAAATTCCACTTTCCAAATTATTGATGCTTTTAAAGTCAGGTACAATTATGGGTCAGATGTTATTGGGAATTATTATACTTCAATAACTGGTTGGGCATCCTCCTTCTTTTCAAGTTATAACATGCTTCAAAAAATATGGATTATAGGAGTGACAATATGTGCATGCTGTATTTTCATATTTGTTAATAGACTGCTTGGTATTTTGTTAATTTTAATTGTTGCATGTGCAATCCAGGCCTACGCTTTCGAATTAATTGATGACACACCATATTATTGGAATGACTTCAATTTTCACAATGACTCTGCTTTGCACATCGTGCTTAACACTTCTTTGAATTACCTATTTGCTATACATGAAGTGTTGGTTGTCATTTTTGTTTCATTGAATATTGTATGGCAGGCTACTTACGGCTCAAGCATTTATAGAGGATATTGTAGTAAATTAGCATGTTTAATTGTTTGCAAATTGTCCAATAATAAGTTTAAGAATATATTCATCTGCATCGGCTTAGGAATCATCGCTTATACGCCTATTTACAAATTTATGTTTTGGAGCAATTTAATTCCCGGGTACCTTGAATTAATTATTCATTTCTTTTCACAGTTTGAAATTAAAATACACCTCATTTCCATTGTTACTAATTTTCTTATTATCATATCAAGAAATTGCGGTTCTATCATTGTCTTTTTTATTGTATCGAACCTACCACACTTCAGGAGTCCCAGAAACTTTTCAGGTATTTTAGTTTACTTTATTGTGATAGTTGAGTACTTTAAAATTGTCTCAGCAGACCCCAAGTGTTTGTACGTGACTGGCACAAACATTGGAAGCAACGCCAACATGATTGCTTTCAAGAAAAATCAAAATTTAATGCTTTGTGCAGCTTTGCCTGAGAATGCAGAGATTGACAAAAAATTGATGAGCATGATTCGTGATGCAGATTACATGAAAACTGAATCTGTTGCTAAAGTGTGTGCACATGAAGAAATAATTGAATGGTATGTTGAAAATGGCTTCACTAAAAATGATTTTTATTTAAACAATTATTTGTGCGAGCATGCACGTTTGAAATATAGTGAATCATACGTGGTTTCTAAAGCTACATGCTCATATGACAAAACTGACATTGTGCTTGAGGTTTCTAATGTGATTGACTTTGGTTTTGAAGAGGCCACGATTTACAATAGCAAACTTGGTGGATATTGTGGTTTGTTTACAAAATGGAATTGCCAACTTATTTATTTCTTATCATGGGTACTTTTGAAATTTATTGGGGACAGATCATTACACATTGGTGATTTCTTTATAATTTCACAATTTATTTACCACTCTGCCTATGCCGACACATGTGTCTACACCCACGGTGTCGATGGAGGAAAGAGAGACAATCAATTTCTTTATGACAAAGGTATACAGTATTCTCTACACGGTAGGTGGAACATAAATATTACATCAAACAACACATGCATTAGTTATAATGAGTTCATTTCAAAATTTAATGGTTCCAAATTACAAAATTATATGTACAGCACTAATGAAAATGATTATCCAGGCAACTGCTGCAAATTCCATTATCATGAATACACTAAACACTTTTGTTCAAATAACGGTTTGAGTTACTCAACATTTGTGGCAATGCTTGAGGAATGCTTGAATTTAGGAATTCCAGGGAGAGATATTTATGATTGTCAATATTGTGCTACTTGTAACAAAAATCTCGCTTTATCCACAACTAACTTAGAAAAATTGAGGCCTCAAGGGGATTGCAAACCTGGAGTTTTCTGGTTTATTGCCAAAGCATGCGTGCAGATATTCTGTGCTGCAGGGTTAAGCAAATTAACTGGTTTACCACGCATTTATATTGTCTTAATTGTTATGTGCACTCTTGTTACCGGAGCTGAAGCCTCTACCGTTGAGATCTTTAATACTGGCATTTGGATGAGTTCAAAAATCTTGAGATACAAAATTAGTGCAGCTTTCTTAGGACTGTCTCTCTGGAATTTCACCAATTTAATAAATTTGAAAATTAGGGAAGAAAATAAAGGGCAAAAAAACAAAAAAATAACAAAGTATACTAAAGTTATTCTAAAAGGTTATTCATCCGTTAAGCATGCAAGAAGATTAGGTTTAAATCCATTTAATGGCCTTGGTTTGCTGCGACAGCATTGCATCGAAAAAAATTTACTTAAAGAGGAACAAAAACCAATAGTTAAATTGAGCAGTGATGATCTTAAGGAAGTCTGCGCACATTTAGATGCCGAAAGAACTGAAAGTGATGGAGTTATTAAAGAGCATACTGCCTTACGAATGGTTGATCCCATATACAATTTAGGCGAATCATCAAAATTTAATAAATTAGACGTCAAGACTCGACTGAACTATGTCACATCATACTATAAGAATGTTAAAAAAGACGTTGATTGTGACTTGATAAGAAAAAGGGTTGACATTGATTACACAATGATTGATAATGTTAAAATTGCATTTGGTGCCTCACCCAGAATAAATGCTGTTATGGAGCATCTGCCACACATTGTTCGCATAAGTCATGCCGGTAGAAGAAAATATGGATTCATTGACACATCTGTAGACAATCAAAATAGGACTTTAATCACTACAACTCATGGTGGTGGCGACAGAGACATACTCACTAGGTCTGTTATAATTGGAAATGAAACTGTCAGCCACGGTGATGAATTGTGTAAAATCAAATTGCATTTCATGGATGCTGAGCATGATATAAGTTATTACGGTGGACCAAAAACGAAATTCTGCACTCCAGTTTTAGGAAAGAAATATATTGTTGTTGTCCCACACGTTGTGAATTATCGTGGCGGTGAGGGTGCCTTTATTTTGTTAGAGTACTCAAAATGTGACATTGACGACAAAGGTAGCAAAATCAAAACATGCTGGCGATTCTGGGATCCCATTGTTGGATATTACAATCCCGTTTGTAGACAAGTTCAAGGATTCAGTGGTTTGCCTATTATGGATGAAGAAGGTAGAATTTATGGCATATGCTCAACATTCATGACTGTTAAAAACGAAACGATGTATGCTACATATCAACATCATGCTCCCGCAGAAGTAGAACCAGAAGTGAACTGCAAACAAAAAGCATACACAATAAGCAAATTTGAACCTGGCATGATGAATGCAGTGTGCATGCCAACAGGAACTGGAAAAACAACAGCCCTTCCATACCATATGTATAAAGATTATCCCAGAAGAGCAGGTGAGTCAACAGCAAACGTTTTGGTCCTCATTCCAAATGTATGTCCTATTGAAAATACTGTTCCATATATGCAAGAAAAGTATAAAATGAATGAAGTGTATAAAAAGAATTCTCTGGGTGACACTAGATTAAGTGAAGTGCGAGGTATTGTTTACATGTCATACGGCTCATGGATACGTGAAAAAGATCTCGCAGTGCGTTGCAAGTACTTTGATTATATTTTCTTTGATGAGTATCATCAAATGGATTGTGATGTACTAACAGCCTTCATGATGTATAATAAAATAACTGAAGATTGGGAAGCTGATCCATCACTTAAAGCTATGAACAATGGCCATTTACCAATTTTTGTTTGCATGACCGCTACACCACCAACAGAAACACCTGACTCGATAAATCGCAATAAGTTAATCACCACTAAAAGGCTAGTTAATGCCTCCCCCATTCAAAACGAATTTGCCCCAGAGTGTAAAAATAAAAAGGCACTTGATCCAAATTGTGAGTCATACAATATATATGGCATCCCTGTTACTCCTAGCTTATTTACCGACGGCATGAATCACTTATTCTATCTTCCATCTAAAGCAGATTGCGATAGAATGAGTAATTGGATGAAGTCGAAAAAACCCCATTATTACATAAATGTTTTTTACCGCGGCTGTGACACTAGTCCCCAAGAATTAGAAATGAAATTGTTGTCAAACACTACCGGTTCTATAATTTTTGCAACTAACTATATAGAAACAGGCGTCACATTCGATTTTGATATTTGCTTTGACACTAGATTAAGATTTGCTCCAGCAGTCAACTGGGATGAAAATAGAAGGCAATTCGTAAGGACCATGGATAAAGTTGAAATAACACCAGCTTCTGCACAACAAAGGGCAGGCAGAGTAGGCAGATTCAAAACAGGAACTTATTATTATGTATCTGACTGCGCAGAAACAAATATGAGTATTAATTTAGAGGACATATTTGAATCAATGGTGCTCTTTAAACATATAACCAAAAAAGATCGTGTGTGCCGATTCATGTGGGAACCATTTCAAGAATATTGTAAGCAGGAACTAATAACTTTCTTCAGTGATATCCTTGACTGTGCCGAAATGGGTGAAAAAGAACGTGATATAGTTTATGACATCATCTACAATCCCCTCTATTCCAGGACAAAAAATTTAATTCCAAATTGGGTGAAATATATAAACATAATAACTAAAACCGCCGCCAGGGAATACGCAAAAGCATATGAGCCAGTTCCAACAAAATATATTACCAATACTGGATTGGGGGCCTTACAAGCAGCACATTGTGATGAGTTCTTGAGATGGGACGCTAAAGTTAGCAGGGATGCATTCTACAGAAGACAAACAGATGAATTAATGGCAAAAGTTAGAAGGAAATACGGTAATGAGGTTTATGTCGCCTTAAATGAATTAGAAATGAATACCAAAAACTCTTTATACAAACAGTGCACCACCTGGCTTGAAAGACCAGATCTGCCTGCTGAACATAAGAGAAACATTGTATTATTAATGATGCCACACAGGGACATTGATGTTGAAAAAGAAGCCCAGAATCAAAAGGTAGAAGCTGAAATAAATAAAGAACATTCCAATGACGCCTGGATGCTCCTTTTTGGATGTGCGGGCGTGAGTGTGACAGCGTTGGCTGTCAACACTTTCCTCAAACGATCACTTCCCTCAATTATTTCTTGTTATACAATAGATTTAGATATTTCCCTTGACAATAGTAACCATTGGGATTGGCGTAGTGGAAGTGACTTCATGACCTACTTTAGTAGTGAGGTTCATTCGGTCGTTCCATTTGACAACAATAGCGATGAAACAACAATAACAAATTACATTGAATATAAGGAAGAATTGACTGAAAATGAAATTCAAAAACAATTAGAGGCTTACAAAAAAATGAACCCTGCAATAGTTGATGTAAATTATGAAAATGAATTGAATAGAGTGGCGACTGAAACCATTGCTGAAGCTAGAGAGGCTGGCGCTATGACTGAAAAAGAGAAAACTGGATTGATGACCAGTATAATGACTGATATTGAAGAAGTTAAGAGGCACATAGATTATTGTTCATCAACAGTTGAGCACCTGTCGAATAGGACTGATAGATTGACAGATGATGAAAATGCTGCATTGCAATTGGCCGAATTTGAATTAGAAATGTACAATACAAAATTTACTGAACTGCAAGAATCTTTAGCCCAAGTGACAAGAAACAAAATTTTGCCCGACACATGCGATGGCGTCAACATTACCAATGATGTCCTTGAGTGCAACGGCCTTGATAGAAAATCTATATTAGTAGAAGGACGTAATAAAACTGATTGTGTCGGGAGCAATTCCACAAAGACTCACTCCAGCCAAATGAATGAACTTGATATAATTAAAGAGAAAATAGTTAAAACAGTTAACAATATACCACATTATGCCGGAAACGCCTATGAGGTCACTAAGAAATATGCTGATGAAGCTATTAAAAACTTTTCTGAATTTTTAAACCAAAGTAAATTTGACTCAGAAGTCCAAGGCCTCGTTTCATGCCTTGGCTTCACCAGTGTTGCTTGTTTTTATGATCATTTCAGACAAACAATAGGTTTCTTCCCAATTGCAATTATTATGATAGCCCTTTCATCGTGGACATCAATATGCCTCGGTTTTATTAGAACAGCAATTATCATGTTAGGCTCCCTATTTTTGTATAGCGTGACAACCAAAGAAGGTAATGAATCAAAGGGAGGTGAGATATTTTGTTTAGGACAACTCCCAAATTTGTGCATATGGGTTTATCAAGCGTATTGTGCAGGAAACATGCCGCTGGTTGACTCAGCAATAGCTTATATTTCAAACTGGATATCAACTCAAGGACCAGCCAACATTGCAGCAGCCACAGCAGGTACTGTCGGGATTAGTGCTTTTACAAGTAAAATTTCAGGTTGGCTGACAGGAAATTCATCAACAGCAATCATGAACACAGCCATCTCCGTTCACAAAATAATAATGGATTTATACAGTAGCGACCATAATCATGAAACCATGTGGTCAGCTCTGTCTGTCATTAGCAGTGGTTTAATAGGAAACTTTGGTATAATGTTTAGAGGTGTTTTAATTGGCTTCATTGCCGGCATCATTAATATTGTTTTAATATCTAAGGGCACATTATTTAATTTAATAGTAAAGTTATTTTGTAAAAATGTGATGATGCAAGATATTCAAAAAGAATTAGAAAGACCAGAGGTTATTCGTAAAATCATAACTTTTATAATGTATGCTTTGGAAATAGCACTGGATCCCATGCAACTCTTAATTGTATTGTTTTCATTCATAGGCGTTAAAGTTAGGGGGGAAGATGAAAAAAGCTTTGCCGATTTAATATCTGAGAATGCCGGTATGTCTTTAATAATATGGATTGTCCGTGAGGCTAGGAAATACTCAAATTGGATAAGACATTCCGGCAACATTGCCACCGATTTTAATGTTAAGCACACCTCAACACCCGCCTTTTCTGATTGTATAGATTCCTTCACTACCACGGTAAACACGCTTTACAATAGTATAAAATCATTCCTTAAAGAAGTCCCAGGCATATACATCTCGAGGTCGTTAAAATGGCTGAGAAGATTAATTGATAATGGCATTAAAAATATGAAACAATGGCTTAATTTCAAGATTGCGATAGTCACAAATAAAATTTCCAATAGTGTTATGGCACCTTTAAGAAACATGATTGTTGGCTGCAATTACCGGCATTTTAGCAAAAACCACGTCTCTGGTGATATTGTTATGGATTTGGAATCAGAAGAGTCGAAAACTCTAATAAATACTATGTTGGATATAGAGTGGAGCTATAACTGCAATTGTGGTGAAAGAATGTATGGTGTGGCAAAACAGATTTGGCTTGACGAAATACAAGACTACTTATTCAAAATTGAACACGATAAACTAAATTATTGCAACAACAAAAGATTCAAATTTGATTGTGACGATATGTTAAGTTTAGTGCAGCAACTTCCTGATGGCACAATAATGAAAATGAACTTTGAAGATGAGGGCGTTTTTGTGTGCAAAAAAGATGAAAGTAACTGTATGTCATGGCTCAGTGTTTTGCTCAAAAGTGATAGGGGAACAAGTAAAGTTTTACAACACTGGCCTGCAGAACTAATAGATGAATTGCAATTTAATACTGAAGACCTCAGAGGAGATGAAAAATTAATTAATACTATAAGGGCTAGGAGAATGTCAACGATAATGAATTACTTTTTCTTTGGTGAAACAAAAAGAGAACATGTCAGGTTTATATTTACTTGTTCCATGTGTGTGAATAAAGGAATTTTCCACACCGTTGATATTGATAATCGTGAAGGATATTTAAGAGCAATTAAAATAAGAAATGGTGGATGTGGCGCACTAGAAACTACATTAGATAATTTTCTTTATATTTCAGAATGCGATGAAACTTGCTGCACCATTGCCGTGTACGATGATATCAATGCCATACCCTCAATAGTTTATGGAAAATGCTACTCCACAAAAGTTTTGGAAACAATACGTGAACCATGGGATCCAATACCGAGAATCAATTCAAGCGTGGTTACCCCATCATTGCTGGTTAGTATGGATATAACGATGAAAGATATGCTCACACATGAATCAAATGCAATAGAAGAAGCCGGGATAATGACTTACGAATTTGGCGACTTACTTAATTGGGACAAACTTTATGAATTAAATTCGTCCATGAATCTCCACTTATCAAATTATCATTTCAGAGATGTTACAAGAATTTGGGGTCCTTGCTCTTATTATTTTTCAGATTTTGATCACATAATAGCTTTCAACACCCAAATGATGATCACAATGAACAAAGTTAACTTTCCCATACTAGTTGTGCTGAGAGATGGAAATGCGATGATGGTGAACAAAAATTATGGCACCGATGACACCGTTGAAACTCTTGACCTCATATGCTCCTCCAAAGCAAAATCTTATCAATTAAACATTACCACACTCCAAACGAAACTGCCAACAACAGCGAGATTATCAACTCAGTGCTATGTCTCAATGTACAACCAAATTCGAGGCACTGATGTTGGCAGAGAACTGATCAATAAAGTTTTTAAGGGTGGAGTTTCAAACCTAGATGCTCACATTCGCAAATTTAAACAGGAAAATTATGAATTAAGCTTTAATTGGCACGAATTTTTATGCAAACCATGCTCAAAATTATATGAACTATCTGTCAATCTAGGGTGTTTTAAATTATTAAGCGATGAAGTTAAAGATCAATTAGTTGCAAATTTGGATGAAGACTCAAGAAGCAAATCAAGCCAGCTTTTCAATTGGTTCAAATCAAAAAATAGGGCCGTTTCAAATTACATTGTGAACAGTACTGTACAATTGGCTGTCAAAATTAAAAATAGTGATTTCGAAGAATTCTCCGCTGACATTAAAAATAGTATAAAGAAAACATTAATTAAAATAAGAGGAAACAGTTTTGACCCTGAAGATGAATGTGAGTATATATTAATGGATTATGAAGAAGAAGAGGTCCCCGAAATTGTTACTGAAATTGCTGATGATGAAGTGTCAGAAGCCAGCGAGGAATATGTCATGAGTGAAGAAGGAGCAATTGAAGAACCTAAAGGCACTCCTTTCTCTGAGCGACTGTTTGAATATCTAGGTATCATTGCTGACGGAGCCTCCAAAATTATATGGTATTCCGAAGAAGAAAAAGCAAAATGGGAGCGATTCAAAAATAATGTGAATAAATTATCTAATGCCACGAAAAATAAAGTTCATGACATATCCGAAGGACTATCAACTGCAAAAGAAATAATAGCTGAAGGAATAAAAGAAGTTGGTGAAGGAGTAACCTACACTGAAAAATTAGTATGGCCTGAATTATTACCCACTGACAAAGGAGAAAATTATGAGAGTACAATGACAAAATCCGATAGATATGTGCTAGAGAGATTTAATAATGCATTTTCAACCAACTTCGAAACCATATACCAATGCGCAGAGTTTGTGTTGAGATATATATTAATGGCATATGAAGGGGTGACATCAAGTTGCTTGACACAAACTCTACTCTATGATACTAGAGCCATCCACAAAGAAACAGTTGAAAAAGTTTTACATCTCAAGAATGAGGAACCATTTTATGACAATATGCTAGCCAATTTATGGGACCTATACGTGAAATATTGTATGAGTTATGGCATGGACATTAGAATGATAATAGGTTATAGAAATCCATATGTTGATCCTGAATCCAATATTGATTTTACTTGCCATTGCATGAATCCCACATTCAATTATTCAATTAACAAAGTAGGGTTGCGCCACCAGGGAAATTGCTTTTACGAGGCCTTATTTATAATGAAATACAAAAAACATGTTAGCGACACTGTGATTAATAGTTTCAAATTAAAAATCATGAAAGCTTATGGGGACGAAATGTCTGAAAATAGCCGTGTACACTATAGCACTGCCAAAAGTTGGGCAGACCAAGAGACAATAATTTGGGTATCAAAATTCATTAACACTAATATTTGCATTCACGTTTATGATAGTGCGGAGGAATTAACAACACATCAAACATATGAGGCTCCGGGTGCAACATCCACTGTTCACATAGCATGCATTGACAGCATCAGTTTTGAGCCAATGGTCTGCCTTGGCGCAATTGAATCAAATTACACTTTTGAACTTATTGAGAAATCTAAGGGATCAGCTATATGCAGCCATGATTCGAAACAAGAAGAGAGTCTTAAAAATCGCTCCCAATTTGGCATAATGAACACAATTAGGTGGGCCAACAATAAAACACTACAATGGCGTTTTGATATTCCGTGGGCTGCTTTTGGAAGAGGAATTATTGATGGTGGAAGATTGATTAAAGGCTCCGTCATGGGTAAAGCAAAAGGGAAAAAATTACAAACTCTAAATCAAATTGACGAAGAAGGCAAGAAACCCTGTGTTTATGAGGAATCTAAGGTCGCTTACCACCACAGCGCCTTACAATACGGCATAGCTAACGAGATCTATGACTATGTAGTATCATCTAAAAGATCAAGAGTTGCCTACTCAAATCCAAAACCCGATAAGGCCATTGAACAGCATTCACTTACAGGATCCTTCAGCAATGTTATATATGGAGTCCCCAATGTAAATTACCATAAAATTAATGTGTCTAGTTTAAATTGTAAAGAAACCCCCTTTAATAGAGAACAATTTGAAGAATGCCGCAAAATAGTTGATGAAGTCAGACACCAAGTAAATTCATTCACTGAAAAGTTTTGGTATGTGCATGCTCGTGACAATAAAATGCCTAGGGAAGAAGAACAACTGTGGGTAAGTAAAGGAGCCTATAAAATGGAAGAAATGGACTATCAAATGAACATTATATCATGGGGCACTAAGCATCTCTTCGTTGCCGAGGGTAGAGGTGGATTTGTGCAAATGCTGATGACTAAAATAGCCGCCCACAAGAAAGCTGAAAATCATAAAATTTTTATAGTGACATCCCTAAACAAAGAACGTGAGAGACCCTGGATTAATGCAATGGACATCCCAACAAACGTAAATTACAATACAATAGTCTCAATAAATGAAGATGGTACAATTATTGGTAATAATGATATCCAAAATATTGGTGTCAGAAAATTTGTCGAAAAGAAAATTAAAAGCAGTGGTTGTGACTTCGTCGATAATATATATTTTGACGGTGCCGAAAGCGCAAGAAATCAAAAATTGGCAGCTGATTGGCAAGAAGATATTTTTATTTCAATGGCCGAAATGTGTTGCAACACCCTCCGCCTTGGCGGCTCAATGATAATCAAAATGTGTGACTTTTTCTATAATTATGAACAAATTGCAGTGTTAATGTCAATGTTCAGCAATTGTGTCTTTTGGCGCTCCCCATCATCAGTGAACTGCACCCAAGAAGTTTACATGGTGATGCGTGGCTTCAAAAGACCTAAGGATGTTGAATATGTGAAATTATCTGACTTCCAAAATAGAGCAAAATTAAATTTAGGATTAAATCTGGCTAACAAAAAACTTGACTCCAACCCTGGGGATAATTATAAGCAATCAATAATTCAAAAGATGATTGGATCGACCATAAAATACAGTCATTGGCTTAAAAAAGATAGAAGTGTTGTTACTTATAAAATTTCCGGCGCCTCCTACTTACGCTCCCTTAACCAAATAATGAGTCTCTCAATAGCTTATTCAAAATTAATGCAGTATGAACTCTTAAACATGTTAAATGGCAGGCCAAAATTAGCTTCAAATCATTGTGTTAAACCTGTCGCCACAGAAAAAGTTAAAACATTCAGATATAATAAAGAATATAGGGTTACCAATTTATGGCACAGAGTTAAAGATTGCGATGGAAATATAAGAGCTGTGGGTGAGTGTTCCTTGATACCACGATCTGAAACAAGGAACATGATAAGGGAATTCGGGTGCTTTTCTATGAAAGTAAACGGATGCCACTATCAAGATAGAGCTTACGAAGTTTGGAGCAATTTCATGCGGCTATATAATTACAGGATTTCAGAAGACGAGGGTTATGCAAATGTTAAGAATTTAAAATTTATGGGCAAAATTAATTTACACAACCACTTCACAAAGAATACTTTTATGAAATTATCCAATTGCGCTGAGATTGCTGAAATGTTTTTAGGCTCCGATATCAGCAATCTCCCTGTCGGTTTCGCTGACAAAACCTTACAGGGATGGGAAGAATGTATAAGAAAAAAGATGGACATATACCACACACCACAATCCGCTCACGATATAAATTCTTTAATGGCCTGCCTAACTGCAATATCAAATTATAATCATGAAAAATTCGATCTAATGCCATGGGACCAAATTGAAAAAATTATTAATAAGAAGGGAGCCGGAGGGTGGCTTAATGATACAAAATTAATTGATATAGTTCAATCACCAAAAGGACGATCTGAAGTTGATAAAATGGTAAATGATTTAATGAATGGCATCATCCCTCCATGCTTCATGTCAGTTAATCACAAAACCGAAGTAAGAGCATTAGAGTCTGATGTAACTGACGATGGAACATGGAATCCGTATCCAAAACCTAGAGCAATCCAATTTTATGATGGCATAACCCGATTAGCACATTTTAGATTATTTGGTTACTTTCAAACAATGCATAACCTTGATCACAAACTGTACTGGGGTTCAAATACGGGCCGTTCCCTAGTCGACGTTGGTGATTATCTTAAAAGTCAGTGGGATAAATATAAAAAACCTGTTTGTATCATTGGTGACACAAAAACTTGGGATGGAAATATGACAGCAGAACAACTTGTATGTGAGTGTGAATCCTTCAAACCCCATCTTAAACCAAAATTACATAAAGCCCTCCAAACTTGTTACGAAATAGATTTAGCCCCTCTTTGTTTAGATTTAAATGGCAAGTTATTTTTTAGGAAAGCTCAGAGAGGCAGTGGTGTGTGGAATACATCAAGAGGAAATGGCAAAGTAAATGTTGCCCTCTGGGTTCAAATGATATCTGAAGCAATTGGAGTGTCACCATCATGGGTTATCGAGAACGTGACAATATGTTGTGAAGGAGACGATATTGTCACAATCATGGAAGAACAACATTCCTTGATTGTTTTGGCCTACGCTGCAAAATTCCTTAAACGCGTTAATAAACCCCCAAAGTTGGTAGATGAAGATGGCAATATTCGGTGGACGTCCAAATTTACTGAAATCGAATTTTGCTCTCACACCTACCAACCTGTCCCAATTGGCAACAAAGTTAGATTTTTACCCCATAGATCATTGGCTGAACTTTTAGGCAAATTTTCCTTAACAAAAAAGAGTATTGGCACAAAATTTGGTACCCCTGAATCTCGCGAATTAAATAGATCAAAAGCTATTTCCTATCTCCTTCTTTACCCTGGGCAACCTATACTCAGACGTTTGGCTCTTATGGTGCTGACTAAGGTTGGCTGGGGAACTTTTGACACTAAAGAATTTAAATACATTTTTGGCTCAATAGTTGGTGCGACTTCCCTGATGTCTGCTGTCAGGTCAGTCTACGGATATCACATTAACAATTTAAGTGACATAGGGTACTTTCCGTACAATATCATACAAAAAGATTATAAAAATTTAATGAGTTATGTTGGGGGCAATTTCGATCAGGGGACCAATTTTCGAAATTTGGCTAGGGATTATGTTTCATCGATCCTGGAAACCACATACAATAACGAAGGGATCGACACCATTTCCATCAGGCGCACATATACTGGCCGTGAATTAATTGATGTTTCCTTTTTGTCATTAGATAGATATTTACTCAAAATTATTGTTAGAGATTGGCGTATGAAAAAATTTTTACTAGGTCTCAATAAAAAACAAAATTTATATCCTGATATTGCTTCTGATCTTCGTTCGGACTCGAAGACAGAGCATTTAATCAATATTTTTAAAACCGCTTTCATTCCCTCAATAGATGAAAAAATTGACTCCTCCGTTGGCGATCACGTCGCCCGGGAACTAAATTTAGAGAGAACCCGATTTAGCTTTTCCAAAGGCTTTTCTCTCGACCAGTTCAACATCGCCATGTTGACCTGGGCAAATCAAAAAGATGTGGACCAATTAGGCAAAAACCTAATTATTTTAAAGAAAATACGAAATGCAAGAACAGTCTTAAAGCTCACCAACAGAGTTGCCGTCTGGCTGGGTCTAAGGGTATCTTCGAACTTAATTGTTAGTCCGACGTAAGATGCCAAATTCCCCGCTTGATTAGACGTTGACGACTGGAATTGCATTTCGGGTGTGCACAGTCAGGTTTTTGAGACCGAAAATTTGACATGAGTACATCATAGTGGCAACATCGCCATGTTGACCTGGG